CATTGAAAACAGTACTACCCATCCTACTTAATGATCTTATTGCATCCTCTTCATTTTCAAAGTGAGGAGGATTGCCTATAACTAAATCTATTTTGTCATCTGGCAATACCGAGAGATTGTCTGAATGATATACTTTTGTATTAGGAAATGAATTTTCGGCAGTCTTTTTTGCGATGTCTATTGATGGTTCAAATTTATCTAATAAAGTAAGTTTATCACATAGATTACATGCCATCATACCATAACCTATAAATCCAGGCCCACTACACCACTCCATAAGATGATCAACTTTGCCATAATATTGTGCAACTAGATCATAATATTCTCGAAAGAAATAATCTCCACCACCATTTGTTTCTGGAGTATAAAAGATATCTGATCCTTCTACTCTAAAAACATATTCTATATTCATTTCTTAGTTGTATTACTACGTGTACGATTAATAATACTAATAAATTTATCACCAGCAAAGTGGCCACCTAAACATACATCTATCTCATCACCATCTTTCCAGTTGGTTTCACCATTCATTTTGGTGTGTGTCATTGCTAATTGAATCTTATCAATGACTTCTTGGGTTAGTCTCATTGATTCATCTTTGTTTGAACTGCCTCTTTTATTGAATTGTAATCACTAGAATTACCGTAAGTATCGTCCACATGCATAACTTCATCATAGCCTGACTTCTCAATGATTTTCTCACGGATCTCCATTTGTTTCTTCTCTTTCTGGATCCTCCGAAGAAATGCGTAGTGTATAATCTGGGTGAAGTAAGCAAAAGGGTTTGTAGATTTCTCTGGATTGAAGTTGTGTATGTATTGAACGCAGTTCTCAATCCCATCGGAAATCATATCCTCCCTAAACATATAATTGACAAAGTTTGGTTTGTATGATAAATGTGTGGCAATCTTAACAAAGCACTCACCAAGATAATTAGTGATTCTAGGCTTAGGATCACCCTTCTCTTCAGCTTCTTTAACATCAGCCTTATACTGCACAATAGCGTATAAGAACTCTTTATTATTGACGTAATGCTCAGATCTTTTTCTGGTGCGTGTTCCTTTTGCTGGCATTTTACATACTACCTCTTTAGTTGTTAATAGTGTACCATAAAATCAGTCGCTTGACAAGTTATAAAATTGTGTGTACAATAACTCTGCCAGGGTTCAAGGGGATGCTATTCAGCTTTATTTGAACCTTTATTATTATAGATACCTTCAAGATACTGTCGGGCCTGATCAACAGAAATTATATATCCCATCTTCTTAGTTACTTTAATTTTCTCAGAAGAACCACCATTTAGATTAGAAAATATAAATTTTTGATAATATTGAACTACTTCGGAATCATCCTTAGCTTCTATTACTGTAATTACTTTATCCATAGGAATAACCATTATTCCTTCTGTAGGATTACTTCTCAACCAAGGCATCATTCTTAGACCTTCATGAGAACCATTCATATGAACTGTTTCTATTTCTACGGGATCACTTACAATTAAAACCGTGCGACCATTTTCTTCAGACGGCATTACCTCAGCGAAGATCTCTTCGCCAGATATCAATTTAATTGAGCCATAGAATTCTTCGTCCATATTATTTTAACGTAACGTTAGATAGTTCATAATTAAAGTTCTCCTCATTGTATATTTTAACACGTTCTATTAAATGATTCAAGGTGTAATTCCTTTGGCCGTCTGAACTAATGTCATCAGCAATATCATATAATACTGCCATATTTTTACCTTTGGATTTACGGAGAACCCTACCTATAGACTGTAGGTTTCTTATTCTAGACTTGGACGGCGACGCAAACACGACGTTGTGAAGGTTTTTAATGTTAATTCCAGTTGAGAAGGTGCCGTAAGAGGCAACAATAATAGCATTTTTCTCCTGTTCGGTGATCGCTCTTACTTCTTCTCTCTCTTCTCCGTCTACTCCACCGTGTACAAAAAAGACTTTTCGTACATCATCTACCGAACTATTTATAGATTTATATAATATTTCGCCATGAGATTCTACTCTGCTATACAGTATTAAAGTATTACCATCAAGAGATAATGCTAAATTTTTTATAAAATTGTTTCTTTTTTCATGAGATATGATATAATTAATCTCTTCTTGGTAATCTTCAAATTTTATAGGCGGATGTTTTAATAAGATGATTCGGATATTTAATTTAGATAAATGCCCTTTCTCTATTAACTCATTCGTCTTTGTTACTTTATAGGATGGCCCAAACAAACCTTCTAGAACCCACTTGTGAGTCTGTGCTCCACTTAGAGTTCCAGTGAATCCATATCTATATTTGGTATCTCTAAGTTTAGACATGATACTAACTAAAGATTTAGATTTAAACTGATGTGCTTCATCTCCTATTATAACATCAAACTGACTAAACCATTTCCTATCCATCTTATAAATGGATTGCCATGTTGATATAGTTACTCTCTGAGGAGTACTTCTCTTTCTACCAGCATAAACACGATGACAGTATTTTTCGACATCCCAACCATACTCTATAAAATCCTTATACATCTGTTCTACAAGAGAGGTAGTAGGGACAACTAGTAGTATTCTTCTCTTTCTGCCCACATGGTAACGTGTAACAGCATAGATCATCAGGGACTTACCCGATCCAGTGGGAGATATAATTAATTTTCTATTGTATTTTAGTGCCTCATATACACCATCAATTTGATATTCTCTAGGTTTATGACTGGAGATTGCAGTCATATAGTCCTTTACACCCTCTCTTGATATCTCTTCATTCTGTTCAAAGGGTGTTCCATATACCTCATTGTTTATAAACTTAACTGAATATTCTGACTTCTTTGCCCAAGAAACTATCTTATCTAACAATCCTACATACACTTCTCCAGTGGCAGTAGAAAATAATCTCACCTTACCATCCCAATGTCTATTCCTATATTGAGGCATAAACTTGGCGCCTGGAACATCAAAGGTAAAGAAATCAGATAGTTCCTGTTGTATATGAGGTTCTGCATCTATTGTTAGATGAACCTCATTCTTTTTAGCGATATTAAGATCAGTCATAACCTCTCGTAAATCGTTGCCATTCAATGGCATTTTTGATTTGATACGTTCGATTCAATATAACTTTAAGGATACTCTCAAGATAATCCAACATTATCTGATAGTAATCTATCTTTGCAACACACTTTATAAGATCTTCATCTCCATCAAAATATATTCCTAAATCTGCCTTTAGAACTTTATGGTCAAAAGGCTTCTCCGCATATACCTCTGGTGATGCTTTACCTGAGTAATATTGCCACTTCTCTTTCTTTAAAACTTTATATCTAGTTTCCTGAGCTCTCTGAAGGGTTAAGATATTATTGTATATCTTATAATATTTTGCGTGTAATGCTGGTACTCTTGTTGATTCTGAATGAAGAAGTTCATTATCAATTACTGAGTCTTTATCCCAAAGGTCTTGTATAAATTCAAGGTTCATTACCTATTAAACTCTCCACATTAAAAATAGTATATTTAAAAGAAGCTGTCGCCATAATATAATTTATATCAGTTGCATCAGCTGTAAATGGTACTGGTGTAAGTGATACTGGGAACATGTCCGTAAAATGGACTTTAGCTACAGGGTTGAAACTACTATTATACACTAATAATGTTCCATCTGACGTATCTCCCAATGTTAAATCTTCTTGATTCTGTTGGTTGAGGGGTATAGCTTCCGCAAAAGACTCTGGAAAACCCAATGATCTCATCCATCTTTCTATCTGTAGATAGTTTTCTAGATTCTCATCAATGAAAAATTCAATATCTAAATCCCCATAACTCAGCTTATCGCCAGGTATTGGAATATCCTTCAAGTAAGAAGTCTGAATAGACACTCCTAGATTGATGTTTGGAATACTAACTGACTGAGAAAGGAAATCTACCTTGGGTGCTTTAACCAAACTAAACTTAAATCCTGCAGGCGATAGGAAATTCCTATTTGAAACTTGCCTGGAAAAGGCAGTAAAACTTCGTTCTGCCATGGGTTTTTACTTTTATTTATCTTGCAACTCAGGGGGATCACATTCTGGATTAATACTTTCTACCATTGTACCACCTATAT